CCCCACCACCACCAGCGCTAGCAGCATCCGTACGACCCACCCGGCCACCGCCTTCACCGCCGATCGCTTGGCATCGCGCCACGCCTCCAGCAGCTCGCGCAGCTCGCCCATGTCCTTGCCCGCGTGCGGATCATCCAGCCCCAGCCGCGCCAGCGCCCGAGTCGCGCCCAGCTCGCCCGCTTCCTCCGCCACCGCGCGCAGCGTCGCCATATCCGCCCCTTCGGCGCTTCCCTGCGCGATCAGCTGAGCTAGCAGCTTGCCGTCCACCGGCGCGCTCACGACCCGATCTCCAGGTCAATCTCGGCGCCGATCCCCACCAGCGCGCGCTTCTCCTCGGGCGTCAGGAATTCAGCCGCGCTCACGCTGCGCCACAGCCGCTCGCGGTCCTCCGCCATCGCCGGGACCTTGTCGACCGCAACCCGCAGGTGCGCGCCGGGGAACCAGGGCGACAGCCCCTGCGCCAATTCGGTCAGGATCTTGTCCGCCAGCGGCAGGATCGTCATCCGCCACACCGCCTTGTTCGCCTCGCGATAATTCGCGTAGCTATTGTCGCCGGGCAGCCCGATCAGCATCGGCGGCACCCCAAACGCCAGCGCGATCTCGCGCGCCGCCGCCGCCTTCAGCCCGACGAAATCCATGTCGGCAGGCGTCAGGCTCATCGCCTGCCACTTCAGGCCGCCCTCCAGCAGCATCGGCCGCCCGGCATTGGCGGCCCCGGCAAAGCCCGCCTCCATCTCGCTCTTGAGCCGCTCGAACTGCGCCGGCGACAGCGCGCTCCCGTCGCCCGGCTCGTACACCAGCGCCCCCGAAGGCCGCGCCGCATTGTCCAGCAGCGCCTTGTTCCATCGCGTCGCGGCATTGTGGATCGCGATCGCGCCGCTCGCTGCGCCCAGGCAGCCCAGGCCATAATGATCGTCGACCGGGTTGAACGCCTTCAGATGCACGACCTGCGGCCGCCCCGCCGCATCCTCCGCCGCGATCGTGGTGACGCTCCCGCCGACTCGATAGCGATAGCCGACCGGCCACCCCCCGGCATCGGTTTCGACGCTCACCCGCTCGGGCCGCAGCGCGAACAGCTCCGCCACGCCCCCCGCGCCGTCGCCCAGCAGCTGCACATAGGCATTGCCATGGAGCAGCAACTGCGCGGCGATCGTTGCCCCCAGTTCCTGCCCCTGGCTGCGTGCGGCGACCAGCTTCAGCAACGCCGCATCGCTCGCCGCAATCGGCGCGGCGGCCACCCCCTCGGCAATGATCTTCACCGCCCGCTGCGCCACCGGATTGGCCGTATAGCCCGCGCGCACCTGCGCCTCGTAGCTCTGCGGCCACTCACCCAGCACCGCGCCCGCGCCCTGCCCACGCGCCAACACCGGACGCGAACCCTCGCGCCCGGACTTCCGCCCGAACCATTTCATAGAAATTCTCCGCTAAAACTTCCCTCCCGCTAGCGGGAGGGGCTGGGGGAGGGCGCGCGCGTCTGCGCGCCTAAAAGACTCTTACCGCTTCCTACCGAACCAGATCACGTGCCGCGGGCCTTTTCCATTGGAACGCGCCCGCACCTGAACCTCTTCCACCGCAAACCCCGCATCGCGCATCCGCCGCGTAAAGGCCGGGTCCGGCCCCGCCGACCACACTGCCAGCACCCCGCCCGGCGCCAGCGCCGCCCGCGCCCGCTCCAGCCCGCGCATCGTGTACAGCCCGTTATTGGCATCGCGCGTCAGCCCGTCAGGACCATTGTCGACATCCAACAGGATCGCCTCCCAGCTGCCCCGGCTGCGCGCGATCTCCGCGCCGACATCGCCCATCACCAGCTGCGTGCGCGGATCGTCCAGGCACCCGTCGGCCAGCTCCGCCATCGGCCCGCGCGCCCACTCGATGATGCCGGGCACCAGCTCGACCACGCACGCCCACCCCTTCGGCCCCAGCCGCCTGAGCGCCGCGCGCAGCGTAAACCCCATGCCATATCCGCCGATCAGCAGCCGCGCGTTCGCCGGGTCGTTCAGCCGGTCCAGCGTCATCTCCGCCAGCGCCTCTTCCGATCCGCTCATCCGGCTCGACATCAGCTCGTTACGCTCGAGCATGATGATGAAGTCACGCCCATGCCGCACCAGCCGCAACGGCTCCCCGCCCGGCACCTCGGCCACGCCGATCAGCTCTCTCGGGGTCATCTCAACTCCACGTAAAACTGAGGACACTTTCGCCCTCGAGCAGACCCGTCGAACTGAACCGCCGCTCCGCAATCCGCCCGCGGCCCAGATGGTCCACCGTCACCACCGTGCTGCACCGCGTGCCATAGACCGGGTTGCGGATGAACACCGGCGAGTCCACCGGCTCGAACGGATCGGGCTCATAGCGCTCCGCCGCCCCTGCCGGCCGCTCGTCCGCCAGCGCCGCGAACAGCTTCTCCATCGACGCGCTGCCTTCCTGCAGCCAGGCGGTCAGCGCCATCTGCACCCGGATCGTCTTGGGCCACAGCGTATCGAACAACCCATTCGACAGCCCGTGCATCCCCGGGCTCAGCGGCCGCCGCACCGGATCGGGCCGGTTCGACAGATACAGCGGCCCGTCGCGATCCACCGCAATCAGGTTGAACGGGTTGTACGCGTTCAGATCCTCCGGCTCGTGCCCCGCAAGCATATCGGTCACCAGCGCCCCGCGCGACAGCTTGCCCGGATCGGCCGCCTCGCCGCGCACATTGGTCACCGCCGCCAGCCGCCCGGCCTCGTTCACCGCCAGCCAGGTCCCCCCGGCCTCCAGATCGCGCCCGCCGATCACGGGACCCTTCGCCATCCAGCGCGACAGCGGCAAGGTCGCGCGCGCATGCCGCTCGTCACGGTTCCCCGCGGCGACCAACAACCAATTGGGATGCATTCCCCACGCCAACGCCAGCACGCACATGGAGCGTGGCTTAGCGGGGGGCGAACGCATCGCCTAGAGCCGATCTCACGGCTTGCGCACCCCGACCTCGCCCTTCCACCCGAACACCAGCTCCCACGCCGCCCACACCAGCGCATCCGCGCGATCCGGCGAGCGCCCCGGCCCGGCATAATCGCCCCCGCGCACCAGCCCGCACAGCTCGTCCTCCAGCGCCACAAACGCCGCCGCGTGCCGCACATGGCCCCGCTCGTACAGCGCCGCCACCGGCTCCGCCCGCGCCGCCTTGCCCCGGCTGGCATGGACCAGCCGCACCGGCATCGCCACCGCCGCCGCGCGCAGCACGCTCTCGACCATGTCACCGCCCTGGTTCTTCTCCGCCACCACGCGATCCGCGCCATGCCGGTCGGCACACGCCGCCACAGCGAGCGCCCAGCCCTCGGGCGACAGCCCGGCAACGCTCGCATCCTCCAGCACCTCGAGCCGTCCCAGACCGTCCACCGCCACCGCAACGATCCCGCACGCATCGCCCTCCGCACTCGCTGGCGGATCGACGCCGACCACCACCCGGACCGGCTCATCCACCACAACCGCCCGAGCCGCCTCGATCATCGCCCGCGTCCACAGCGCGCCCGGCACATCGCACAGCAGCTCGCCCTCCAGCTCCTGCCGCCCCAGCCGCGTGCCGCCATATTCGGCCTCCATCGCTTCGACGAAGCTCGCGGGCAGATGCGGATTGTCCCGCGTCGCCCCCCGCGTCTCGACGCAGCTCGGCAGCGCCATCACCCGCCGCATCAGCCGCGTCGATCGCGGCGTCGTCGTCACCAGCACGCGCGGCCGCTCGCCCAGCCGCAATCCCATCGCCAGATTGTCCCACGCCGCATCCCCCCGGCGGCCCCATTTGCCCAGCTCATCGGCCCAGGCGGCATGATGCTCCGGCCCGCGCAGCCCTTCGGGCGACTCCGCCGAATAGGCAAAGGCCACCGCGCCCGACGGCCAGTGCAGCTCGCGCGCGCTCGCCTTCCACACCGGTTGCCGGTCGGACCGCGCCGTCGCGATCAGCCCCGACTGCCCCTCGATCATCACCCGCCGCACTTCGTCCAGGCTCGCCCCGACCAGCGCAAACCGCCCCTCGGGTTCATCCACTGCCAGCTGGTTGACCCATTCGCTCCCCGCCCGCGTCTTGCCGAACCCGCGCCCGGCACGGATCAGCCACACCCGCCAGTCGCCCGGCGGCACCAGCTGCCCGCCATGCGCCCACAGCTTCCACCGCGCGAGGAACTCGCGCCGCATCGCCGGGGTCATCGCGCGCACGGCTTCGGCCCGTTCGCACTCGGGCAGCGCAAGCAGCCGGTCGATGACCGCGCCGATCTCCGGGTCACTCGCCATCGGACACCGCCTCGGCCGTCGCGGCCTGATGGATCAGCTGCACCGGCGCGCGCGCACGCCGCGCCTCGATCACCCGCAATCGCTCGAGCAACACCCGATCGGTATCGTCCGGCGCGGCGAAGGTCGGCTTGCGCCCCTTGTGCGGTTTCGCCGTTGCGTTGCGGTGCTGCGACAACAGCTTCAGCGCGGCCTCGAAATCGATCGCCGGCGCGTCGCCCCGTTCGTCCATCCGATCCACCCGCGTCAGCCCGGCGAGCACATGGCCGATCAATCGCGTTTCGACCATCTGATAGCCCAGCGCGAGCGCCTCCTCCCACTGCGCCGCAAAGTCAGCGTCGCGGCGCCGGATTTGATAGACCGACGTCTTGCACACGCGCGCCGCTTCGGCCGCTGCGCTCACGTTGCACGTCGCAGCCAGATGGTCGAGAAACGTGGCGCGCATCGCCGCGCTCCACTGCACGCGCTCCGCCGCGCCCAGCGGCGATGACCGCCCGTCAAGATTGGTGCGGCGTCCGCTTACCATCGCCATTCTCCCAAACGCAGATCGGGCCGGCACGCGTCACCGCCCCGGCCCGATCCATTTGATTTCAAAGTCCGAAGACCCGCGTTTTCAGCGACCCGATCGCCGCGACTCGCAATTCTTCAGCGTTCCCTTTATGTGCCAGATCAGCGTGACGATGTCAAGCATTTTGTTCCCATTTGGTTCGCAATTCACTCATCGCCGGTTCATCGTACCTGTGCCATGCTGCCAGCATGACCCACCGCCCCGCTTTGCTCGCCCCGCTGGCCCTGCT